GTAGGTTCAATCGGGCATACCGGCGCAACGGGTGGTGCAGGTGATACTGGTGCACAAGGTGCACAAGGTGGTACTAATGCTGGAAACCAAGGCGCTCAAGGAGCACAAGGTGGTACTAATGCTGGGGCGGCAGGTGATACTGGCCCAACTGGTGATACTGGTCACATAGCCTCAACGGGTGAGCAAGGATATCTTGGACACGGTGGATTGGTCGGTAACGATGGTCATATTGGACCTATATCAAATGGAGCAGCTGGTGCTGATGGCGCAGCCCTTACTGGTGGGTATTTTAGTTGGGATAATACTAATCTACAAATGAAATTCTATAATACATCAACTGGTGAAACCTATTTCGTAGAATTATATTACTCAGGTAGTGGATATTAGAATAATTAACTTTTATAATACTATTTATACTAAATAAAAAGTTACAAGATATATGTATAGTTTCAACAGGTCATCACTTTTTGAAGATGTAAATTATGACAACTACTATTGGTTTGAAAATGGATTTACTGCCGATGAATTATCGGATATAGAAGAATTAACCAAAACAATTGAATTCCAAACTGCAAATGTAGGTCAACATAACGCAGTTACAAGTGACCATCGTAAATCTAAAATAAAATGGTGCCCTCAGACTGATAGTTTTAAATGGGTTTATGATAAACTCCAAAATATGATTTTTGAAGCAAATGAGATGATGTGGAAAATGAACATCACTCATATGAGAGAGGAAATTCAATATACTGAGTATTACGATAATAACTCAGGTGGTTATGAGTGGCATATGGATTGTGGTAAAGGTATCCAAAACCAACGTAAAATATCAGTAACAGTTCAACTTTCAGACCCAGATGAATATGAAGGTGGTGATTTACAATTTAATATTGGTAAAGAAATAACAGCACCTCGTGGTAAAGGTAATGTTGTAATATTCCCATCATTTTTCTTACATAGAGTAACACCAGTAACTAAAGGCACACGAAAATCGTTTGTATTATGGGTTGGTGGCGAACCATATAGATAAAAGTTTATGAAAACAAGTTTACCTACTGCATTAGTTTTTGGTTTTGACCAAATCGGAGAGGTTACACTACAATCAGATGTGTATTTCGAGGAAGGTCTGATAGAAGATGTAAATTTAATATGTTATGATTCTACAAATAAAATACATCATCTAATCTCTAAGCATAATCCTGACATAATTATAACAATTGGTAGTAAATTTAAAGATATTGACCTACTTGGACAACGAGTGTGGGAAACTAAACACCTTCACTATGACATACAACCTGCTAGTAATATTATAGCAAATGATATTGTATGTCAATCTACATTTTGGGCATGTAATTCATACGATTTAGTATACAAAAACGAAGACACGCCACTAATTTCAGTATTTACACCAACATATCAGACTGGTGAACGTATTTTTAGAACATATGAGTCATTAAAATCGCAAACATATCAAAATTGGGAGTGGGTTATTGTAGATGATTCGCCATTTGATGATTTTAGAACATTTGAATTTATAAAAATGTTATCAGATAGTGACAATCGTATAAAATATTACAAAATTACACCAACGTCAGGTGGTAATATTGGTGAGGTTAAATATAGAGCCGCAATGATGTGTAGTGGTCGTTGGTTAGTTGAACTTGACCACGATGATTGTCTTATGCCAACTGCACTTAACGACATTTTAAATGCATCTAAACAATATCCTGGTTCTGGATTTATATATTCCGATTGTTGTGAGTTATATGATGATGGGGAGATGCGTCAATACGGATATATTGGTAACGATTGGTATGCACATCCTGATAATAAGTTTAATTGGGGGTATGCTGGTCATACTTGGGAAACACATTACGGAAATGATTATCTCGTACACCATTATCAAGAGATAAATCCCAAAACTATCAGATTTAACATAGGAATGCCAAACCATTTAAGAGCATGGCGGTCTGATGTATATCGTAAAATCGGTGGACATAACAGGAATGTATCAGTTGCAGACGACTTTGAACTTATTGTACGAACATTCTTAGAAACTAAGTTTACTCACATAAAAAAAATGTTGTATCTTCAATATAATAATAGAAATTCAACTGTGGATAATAATGCTACTGATATAAATCGTAGAGCTAGACTTATAAAGGATGCATATGATTTAAAAATACATAATCGTATCCAAGAGTTAGGTTATGAGGATTGGAATTGGGATTATGAAACAAAATCATCCTATAAATTTCAAAACGGACAAAAAAATCTAAGATATGGTGACAATGAGGTTGTCTTAAACTATATCGTTGAGTGAAACCTTTAATACCATACTATTTATATAAGACTAATAGTATTTAGGAGTATAAATGGCAGTAAACATCCCAATTTGGCCAGGTTCAGGTTCATTTTCAAGTGGTTCATCAACTCCTTTCGGATTTTTTGATTCTGATTCAAAATTCAGAAGTGATGCTCCGAAAGTTGCAGAGTGGTGTGCTAAAAGATTGGGTTACCCAATCGTTGACGTAGAACTACAAGATATAAACTTTTTTACTTGTTTCGAAGAAGCTGTAAACGAATATTCCTCTCAAGTAAATCAGTATAGAGCAAAAGAGAATTTGTTATCACTACAAGGTTCATCATTAGATTTGGATTTATCAAATACGAATATGAATGCTAATATGCAGAACTTTGTAAATATCGCAAAGGATTATGGGACTGAAGCACTTAGTGGTGGTAAAGTAACAGTTTATACTGGGTCATTCCAGATGGTATCAGGTCAGCAAATATATGACTTGGGTGATGATAGTAAAGTAACCCTCGAAAGTGGGTCAGTATCAAATGGTGTAACACTTCGTAGAGTATATCATACCCAACCACCTGCAATCATTAGATACTTCGACCCATTTGTGGGTACAGGTCTTGGTTCACAACAAATGATGCAAACTTTTGGTTGGGGTAATTATTCACCAGGTGTATCGTTTATGATGCAACCAATGTTTGATGACCTTTTAAGACTACAAGCAATCGAATTCAATGATAAGATTCGTAAATCATCATATGGGTTTCACGTTGATGGCCAACGTATCAGACTATATCCAATTCCAAGTGGAAATGATACTGGGACTAAGGTGTATTTTGATTATACATTAGATAGTGAGGTAAATTCACCAATAGCTGCATCAAACGTGGTAAGTGATTTGTCAAACGCACCATTTGGTAGATTGACATATACAAATATTAACTCAGCAGGTAAACAATGGATTGCAAGATACAGTCTTGCATTAGCAAAAGAGATGTTAGGGGCAGTTAGAGCAAAATTCTCATCAATCCCAATACCAGGTGCTGATGTAACACTTGACGGGTCTGACCTTCGTAATGAGGCATCCGCTGAAAAAGAATCATTGTTAACTCAATTGACTGAAATGTTAGAATCAACATCTCGTAGGTCATTGATGGAAGCAAGAAAAGAAGAGAGTGAGTTTTTAGAAGAAACTCTTAATAGAGTTCCACGACCAATTTTTATAGGGTAACCAAATGGCACTATTCGGTGGACAAAGAGATATGTCGTTGTTTAATAAAGTAAACAAGGAACTTATCAATGACATTATAGATACGGAAATCTATTACTATCAAGTTGCTTTAACTGATACAAAGTCAAATTTGTATGGTGAGGGTAAGGATAAAGTATTTCACCAACCAATCAAGATTGCTTGTTTAATCGAGAGGGGCCAGTCCACACAAATCTCCGATGATTTTGGACAATCATACTCTCGTGAGGTACAATTTAGATTTCTTCGAGACACTTTGGTTGATAAGAGTCTTGTACCCGAAGTTGGTGATATAATTCAATGGAATGGTGAGTATCACTTAATAGACGCACAATATTCATATCAATATGTAGCAGGTAAGAATCCTGATACGTGGGATGGTGGTGATTCACAAGGTCTAAATGTATCTATTATATGTGATGCACACGTTACTCGACAAACATCTATCAAATTGTTAGATACTTATAAGGGTAACTCACGACAAAATGATAACGAAGTACCATTAGGACTATAAGATGGCAATTAAGTATAGAAATACCGATACATCAAAACCAAATCTTACTCAAACCGAGTCTTCTACATCACAAGACCCAAAATTGAATAAGGCAAAGCAAGTCCGTAGAGACCAAGACAATGTAAAGAACATTTCAGTTGGTATTTATGATGTAGATACTGCATTCAAGAACTTTTTGGAGAAAGATGTAAAACCTACTATCGAGGATGATGGTAGATTCTACCCAGTACCAGTAATGTACGCGTCTCCCGAAAAATGGATATCGGCTCAACGTGATGGGTTTATGAAAGATGATAATGGTATGATTTTAACGCCAGTTATCTCGTTTAAAAGAAACAATCTTTCAATCAACACCGATTTAGCTAAGTTAAAGGTAGCACAAAACGAAGATGCTCACCAAATGTTTGAAAGAACGTATACAAAAACAAATAGATACGACCAATTCTCAGTTTTAACTGGGCAATCTCCGAAAAAAGAATATATGTCGGTTGAAAGACCGGATTATGTAAACTTAGAATACGAAGTAGTCGTTTGGTGTGATTATATGGAGCAGGTAAACAAGATTGTTGAACAAATCGTGTTTTTCCAAGGTCGTTCGTTTGGTGATAGATACAAATTCGTAATTAAAGGTGATTCTTACGCATTTGAAACCATTTCAGAGATGGGGCAAGATAGAATCACCAAAGCAAGTATAAATCTGACAGCAAAAGCATATATTGTTCCAGAATATGCAGCTGTAACTAATAATACCAAGAGAAGAATCTCAATTGGTAAGGTATCTTGGGGTGAAAGTCCAAAATTAGGTGGAAATGAATCCCACCCAATCATAGGTAATGAATAATTTTTACATATTTATATAGTAGAACATTAATAAGACAAAGTTATGGAAGAAAAGACAGTAATCCAATTCACTCAAGAAGAAGTGAGTAAGATTCAAGAGTTTCAACAAAAGGTAATAACCACCAATACACGAATTGGTGAAATCGAACTACAAATCCATGGATTAGAAAAAGAGTTCCAATCGTTAAAAAACGAGAAACAATCGTTAATCGATGGATACACTAATCTAAGACAGCAAGAATTGGAATTGAGTGTAGAATTGAAAGAAAAATATGGTGAGGGAACTTACGATATTAACACAAATCAGTTCACACCTAACAAATAAGTAGTCGTTTCCCACATTTTTGGTGTATTTATTATAAGGAAAACCAAATTTTAGAATTTAGGAGAAAATAATGGCTGAAAGAATTGTAAGTCCTGGCGTTTTTACGAGAGAAAAAGACCTTTCATTCTTACCTGTGGGTATCGGTGAGATTGGTGCTGCTCTTATCGGGCAATCAATCAAAGGACCTGCTTTCGTTCCAACGAAAGTAGAATCGTTTAACGAATTCCAACAAAAGTTTGGTGGTCTTACTGAAGATTCATATCTTCCGTATACCGCTCAATCTTATTTAGAAGAAGCTGGTGCTGCTACTATCGTAAGAGTATTAGGGCAAAGTGGATATACTGCAAAACCAATCGCATTGGTAGTATCTTCATCCGTAGGACAACTGGTAGGGGCTGTATTACACCCAACTACTACATTAGGTACTGGTGATTTTGATGATACTACTATTACTGGTGTAAGTGCTTCTGCATTCTTACTAACTCTAAGTGGTAGTTTAGTATCAACTGGTAGTAATGCAAATGTTAATTCAGCATCACTCGACTCCGCAGACGCTAATTATATTACTAAATTATATGGTTACGCTCCTAAGTCATCTAAAGATGCATATACACTCTTAAACTTTGGTACATTCCAATCACAATCACTTGCTACTGGTGAAGTTCCAACTGTGACACTTTCTCAAGTAGATGTTGATTACACTAACGCATACCAAGAAGCAAGTACTCCATTTATTAAATCACAAAAGGTTGCGGGTACTGCAGTTAATTTATTCAAATTCCATACATTATCTCACGGTAACTCAACTAACTACGAATTTAAAGTAGGTATTACTAATATCAAACCAGCATCTGAGGTGCCAGGTTCTGAATATGGTACATTTAGTGTTGTAGTACGTAGAGTAGATACTGGTAAGATTCCTAATTCAATCTTTGGTCAAGGTGTTCAAGATTCTGATGTTAGACCTAATATTGTTGAAGAATTCCAAGGTGTAAACCTTGACCCTAACTCACCAAACTACATTAAGAGAATTATTGGTGACAAATACATTACTGTTGATTCAAATGGTAAATTGACTTCGAATGGTGATTATCCTAACGCATCTGCTCATATCAGAGTATCGGTTACCGATGATGTAGACGCTGGGTCAATTGATTCAACACTCGTACCATTCGGATTTGGTGCTGTAACTTCACCATTACATTCAACTTACAATCTACCATCTCCAACGTACAATGTATCACAATCGATTTCAAGTGAATATAACAAGAGAGCATTCTTAGGTTACTCATTCGATTTCGTAACAAGTGATAACTTGAACTTCCTACAACCACTACCAAAAACAAATACTGAAACAGTTGGTTCTGACTTTGATTTGGCAACGTGTCATTCAAATGGGTCTACTATTACATTAACGTCTGATATAGACGCTAAGAAATTCTTAGTTCCATTCCAAGGTGGTTTTGATGGATACGAACCAAATAGAGTAGTAAACAATGGTTCTGCTATTGTTGCTGGAAACTCACAAGGATTCGACTTATCATCAGCTACCGCTGCTGGTACTGTTGCATATAGAAAAGCTATCAACGCAATCTCTAATCCAGATGAGTTCGATATCAATATGATTGCTCTGCCAGGTGTTATTAATAGACTACACTCTTCAGTAAGTACATTCGCTAAAGATATGTGTGAAGATAGATTGGATTGTTTCTATGTGATGGATGCTGGCGGTTACTCTGACTCTATTACAACTGTTAAAAATTCATTGACTTCATTTGACTCAAACTATGTGGCAACTTACCACCCTTGGGTTAAGATACTTGATACTGATAAGAATAAGCCAGTCTGGGTTCCGCCAAGTGTTGTTCTACCAGGCGTTATCGCTTTCAACGATGCTGTTGCTGCTGAATGGTACGCTCCCGCTGGTTTGAATCGTGGTGGTCTTCCAAATGTAATCGAAGTTAAGACACGTCTTACTCACGATGAGAGAGATTCATTGTACGAAGGTCGTATTAACCCAATCGCTACGTTCCCTGGACAAGGTGCTACGGTATTCGGTCAAAAGACATTACAAGCAAAACCATCTGCATTGGATAGAATCAATGTAAGAAGATTGTTAATCGCAGTTAAGAAATACATCGCATCTTCAACAAGATATTTGGTATTCGAAAACAATACTGCTGCAACAAGAAATAGATTCCTATCAATTGTAAATCCATACTTGGAATCAATCCAACAAAGAAATGGTTTGTACGCATTTAAAGTGGTGATGGATGATACCAACAACACTCCAGATGTAATTGATAGAAATATTATGGTAGGGGAAATTTACTTACAACCAACGAAGACTGCTGAATTCATTGTACTTGACTTCAACATCCTTCCAACTGGCGCTGCATTCCCTGAGGCATAATTGTAAATTTAGACTATTTATTAGAAAGACAATAGGAGATTATAAATGGCACAGCTATTAGACCCAAATGAAATTATGTTCACCAACTTCGAACCGAAGATGTCAAATCGGTTCATTATGTATATTGAAGGAATTCCTGCATACTTGGTGAAAACCGCTGCAAGACCTGAAATTACAAATGGTAAGGTGACTATCGACCATATCAACACACGTAGATATGTAAAAGGTCGTTCTGAATGGAGTGACTTGTCAGTAACGTTATATGACCCAGTAGTACCATCGGCTGCACAAGCAGTAATGGAGTGGGTAAGATTACACCACGAATCAGTAACTGGTCGTGATGGTTATTCTGACTTCTACAAAAAAGATATCGTATTCAACAGTTTGGGTCCTGTTGGTGATAAAGTAGAAGAGTGGACACTAAAAGGTGCATTTGTACAAAGTGCTAATTTCTCTGATATGGATTATAGTGGTGAAGATTTGGCAACTGTTGAAATGACATTGACTTACGATTACGCTATCTTACAATACTAAATTAAGGATTGTTTTAATTACAAAATAACTATTGATAACCCTCACCTATTGGTGGGGGTTTTTATTTTTAAATAAATACTTATATAAGGTTAACCAAAATAAAGGAGAAACTATGGCAATACAAGTTGTAAAACAAATTGCAGACAATGTTGTTGTTTATGTAAACGGCGGCACAATCGTAGACTCATCTACTGAAAATCACTTTACATTTCAAGAAGCTGTTGAAAGTTGGGGAATTGACTCGGATGGTTGGGATAAATCTAAATTTACCCACGAAACTCTTGAAGATGATTTCACATTCCCAGCAAACTTTGAGTGTTATGGATTTACTATCGTGGATGGTACTATGGCTGAGGTTACTGAATAGTAACTTTACCATTAAAACAAAAGAAACCCTCACCAATGGTGGGGGTTTTTGTATTATAAATGTTCGTGTTACATACTTATATATGGTTAACCAATAAGTAACAAGGAAAAGTTATGACAGATTTACAAGATGATTACAAAATGTCAGATGCTGAGTTAGCTGCTCAGATTAGACAACAACACAAAGTGAAACAAGTAAGTGATTACAAATTTCCAACTGAAATTATCGAACTACCATCGCGTGGTTTGATTTACTCAAAAGACAATCCACTTTCAAGTGGTAAAATTGAAATGAAGTATATGACTGCAAAGGAAGAGGATATCCTCACCACTCAGTCGTATATCAAAGATGGTTCAGTACTTGACCGATTATTTCAATCTCTTATTATATCAAATGGCGAAGGTCAACCTATTAAGTATATAGACTTGGTAATAGGTGATAAGAATGCAATTATGATTGCAGCACGTATTCTTGGATATGGTAAGGATTACAGAGTAGAAGTAAATGACCCATTCTCTAATAACGTACAAGAAGAAGTCATCGACCTTACTCAGTTTGATAACAAGGATTATGATGGGTCGGCTCAACTGGAATTACACAAAAATGAATTTGAGTTTAAGTTACCTCAATCAAAACGAACTGTTACCTTTATGATTTTAACGGAATCAAAGGATAGAAAAATTAAACACGAGTTAGAGGACTTGAAGAAGGCAAATCGTAAATTGAAGAACGAAACCACTCCAGAGCTAACAACACGATTAAAGCATAGTATCCTATCAGTAGATGGTGATTACGACTTAAAAGTTATTAGAAACTTCGTTGATAATGAACTATTTGCATTCGACTCAAAGGCATTAAGAAACCATATAAGAGATGTTTCTCCTGACATTGACCTAACTTGGGAATTTGTTTCAGAAGAGACCGGTGAAGGGAGGGAGATGTCGTTACCAATCGACTTGACCTTTTTTTGGCCTAACGATTAAGTATAGACAACAGCTCCACGGACAACTATTTGACCTCATATATCACGGAAATGGTGGATTCACTTGGTCAGATGTTTACAATATGCCCGTTTGGGCTCGTAAGTTTTATCTTAATAAAATTATTGAGTTTAAGACTGCAGAGCGAAAGCATAATGAGGAGTCTATAAAGAAATCACAAAGGGGAACACGAAAATAGTTCCCCTTTGATATTTATATAAGATAACAATGGGAGAATATCATGCTTACTAAATTATTTAAGTTTATGTTTATGCGAAAGGGTGCTAAGTCAATTGAAAAATTGGCTAAAACTGACCCTGAAGTTAGACAATCATTACTAAATCTTCATAAAGCGGGTAATGACCTTCATACTGCGATGAAGAAACACGAAGAAGAATACGGTAAATACTTCAAGTAAGGGTTCTAAATGGCCGACAATTCTAAAAAGATACAAGAAGACTTAGCGAGTGTAAAAGCATTAGACAAGATGCTTACACAAACGCTTGACAACCGTCTAAAAGGTGCAAAGGAAGCTAATGCGCTTCAAGATGAATTGTTAAAAAAATTAAGAGACCAAAAAGATATCTCTGATGAATTATTAGCTGATGTAGAAGAATACGAAGAGAAAATGGGCGAAACCCTTGAGTCGAACACTAAAGGTGGTAAGGCTCTAAAATCACAATTAGATATTATAAAGGGTATTCTAAAACAAGAAGAAGCCCGAAAAGTTGCAGATGAGAAAATAGGTGGAGCATTAAACAACCAAGTAGATGCACTTCAAGATAAAATAAAGTCATTCCCAATATTAGGTGATAAACTTGCGGCCTCTATTAACTTTGATAAAATCAAAGAAGGTGCAGGTCAAATGGTTTCCAAGTTTACCAACTCATTTACTGAAGCATCAATGGCGGGTAAAGGTTTCGCAGGTTCATTAGGTACTGCATTGAAATCTATATCGAAGGGTCTAAATTTAGCAACAATAAAACAGGCAGTATTTAATGCAACTGCTATGATTAACCCATATGTAGCAATCGCAGCTGCTGTAATTGCATTAATTGTCTTGTTGAATAAGTTAAAGAAATCTGCACTAGCCGTAAACCAAGAAACTGTTGATATGAGTCGTGAGATGGGTATCGCTAATTCTCAGGCAGAAGAGATGTACTCTAATTTCAATAGAACTGCAATCGCAAGTAATAATTTGAATATGAGTGCTAAGAACTTAGTTCAAGCACAAAAAGAATTGGCATCTTCGATTGGTATGACTGCTGAATATTCAGCCGGTATGTTACAAGACCAAATTCACTTGACTAAATATATGGGTATGTCTGGTGACCAAGCGGCAAACTTCCAAAAGATAGCGGCAAGTAGTGGTCAATCAACTCGTGAAATGCAAAGAGAGGTAGCAGGAACTGTTGAAGCGTTAAATGACGCAACTGGTATGTCAATAGACTTCGCAGGTGTAATGAGAGACATAGCTGACCTTACTCCACAAATGAGAGCCAGATTCAGAGGTAATACAAAGGAATTAGCACTTGCAGTTGCAGAGGCAAAAGCACTTGGTACAACTTTACAAGAATCTTCAGATGCCGCACAAAACCTTCTTAATATGGAATCTTCACTTCAAGCGGAGATGAAGGCAAGGATGTTAACTGGTGTCAACATTAACAATGATGAGATTCGAAGAGCACAACTTATGGGTGACCAAGCAAAGGTTCTTGAACTACAAGCCAAACAACTCGGTGAGATTGGTGATATTAGTAATAAATTACCACACGAGCAAAAGGCAATTGCAGATGCAATGGGTATGTCTGTAGACCAACTTGTTAAGATGAACGAACAACAACAAATGCTGAACAAACTTGGAGTTAAGAGTTTAGATAATTTAAGTAGACAAGACCTCATCAACAAAGGTATGGATGCTCGTAAGGCGGATGAGTTGATTCGTGAGCGAGAAAAGCAATCTCTTCAAGAAAAGCAAAACGCTCTTATGGGAAAATTATCGGCATTGTGGAATGAGATTGCATCGGTACTAATACCAATCATTAGTTATTTGGTTGACTTGATAATGCCTACAATAGAATTAGTCTTTGGATACGTTAGTAACATTTTTCAAGTGTTCGAAGGTATTGGTGACATCCTTCGTGGTGATTTCCGAGAAGGGTTTTCTAAAATAGGAGAGGCTGTACTGGAAAATATACTCGCACCATTTAAGTGGGTGTGGAATACTGTAAAGGCAATGTTTGGGTTCGGTGGTGATTCTGCTGGGTATGATGAAGGAATGTCGGAATCTGATTCAATTGATGATGGTGTAATTACTCCAACTGGTGAAGTCATCAAAACAAACCCAATGGACTACATTATGGCAGTTAAGAATCCATTTGATATGTTAGGTGGGTTATTTGGAGGTGATTCATCGGGTGGTGCTAGTATAGACTATGACAAACTTGCTGCGGCAATCAGTAACCAGCCTCTTCAAATTGTAATTGATGGTAGAGTTATTAGTGAAATGACAAGAAAGCAAAATCAAAACAAATCCTTTAATAAGCAAGCAGGGTAGATAGATGGCATTAAAAGACTTAAAATCAGACTTATCTAAGTTTAGAAGACCCGTAGAGAACCCGCTTGTTGATAAAAAACGAGTGGATGTTCCTAAGTCTACTAATCAGACTCCACTATCACAATTTGTGGATAAAACACCATCTGCGCCTAAATCAAATACAACTACACCAAAGCAAGGTGTGACTCCAAATAAGTTTGATAACTCCTCTAACTTCTTAGGTGAGACTAACCCAACCAAGTTTGATAACTCATCGAACTATCTGGGTGAGACCACACCTACTAAGATGTCTTTGGAAGAAAGATTCTTAGGTCAGACTGAAACGCAAGAAGTACAACAAGGGGATAAATTTAAAGGTGAAACCGAAACGGCAAATATTACTCAAGGAGATAGATTTAAGGGTCAAACGACTCCTCAAGACTACTCCGATACTGAAAAGTTTAAAGGAGAAACCTCACCATCCGAGTTCAGATTCGTTCAGCAATTCTTAGGTGAGACCACACCTAATGAGTCATCTTTGACTGAAAGATTCTTAGGTGAGACTACTCCTAATAAGATGAGTTTGGAAGCAAGGTTTTTAGGTGAGACTGATGTGCCTGATATGGTATTGGAAAGTCCATTTAAGGGTGAGACTACTCCAACTAAAATGAATTTAGAGGCTGGGTTTTTAGGTGAAACAGCCCCAAATACTTTTACGTTTGACCCAAACCTTCAAATCCAGGCAAAAGAACCCAAGTTCGTTGACTTTATCACTAATGATGACGCTAAGGGATTCTCACCATTCCAACAACCAAAAAACAATTCCATATTTACAGGTGTAGACCCATCACAAACTCAGTTTGAAGGTGTGACCCCAATTAGTGGTCAGTTCGTATTGAATCAGTATGGTGTGGATAGACAAAATGATGGTGGGTTAGGTACAACTTATACTGATTCGGTGTTAAAGGAAACTTATAATAAGTTCAACCTCAAAGAAGACTCATATAACTCTTCAATCTTCAAACAACCATTTATACTAAGTGGTATCCAACGAGAAAAGGGTGAACCTCAAACATTGGGAGTAGGTTCATTCTCATTTATCAGAGGTGGTGCAATTACTTCTACCGCAAGAGCGGCAATTGATGTCGTAAGAATGGGTCAGTTTCTATTAACACCTCGTGGAATCACTTGGGGATTGAAACAAGTTGGAATGCAACGTAGTCAGAGATATGGTAAGAAATTTACACCTGTCAATCTACTTGCTAACTTAGCCGGCCAACATCTTGGTCTTAGATTTGACCGACCTGGCAAACAACCACTTGGTGATGAGAGTTGGAAGTATCAAGCTGGAAAACCACGGGCGACTTTTACCTTGGAAGAGGGTGTTACCTCTCCTGGTAAACTTAGAATTTTATATGACCAATTGGACGGAACGACTGAAGGCCTTCCGTATATGGCGTCGACTGATGTTAGAGGGGGGTTTGGGTCTACATATGGTATTGGTATAACCACTACAACTCGTGGGGTAAATACCTTCGGAAATTCATCTACATTGGAAATTGGATTTAGTAAATATAGTGAGTCTCAACCAGACCAGAGTCCTTTAATAGACCGAATTACATCAACGTATAGAGAAATACCACCAACATCTGGCTTTCCTTTCGGTATTACTTTACCTGAAAAAAGTACACTTGATAAAACATTTGAAAAACGTGGATTGTATAAATCCGAAGGATTGCTTCCAGATGTAGCCGTTATTGCAGATTACGAAGCTATATCCTATGGTACTATCTCAAAACTCGCTAATGGTGATACTCCATCAAATTACAAAGGTGATTTTAGAAATCTTAAAACCCAAGTTGCACGTGGTGTAGATTCCGATGGTAATGTAATTCCAGCTGCTGATGATTACGTACAAAATAATCTTCGTAAGACTTATGGGTTTGGCCAGACATTCAAAACCAACGCCCAACGATTGTCTGATGAACGGCTTGATAAAGTTGGTACATCAGGTGTCGGAGCTGCAGAGCAAGATGATATTGTTAAATTGATATTTAAGACCGAAGCATCTGATTCGGTACAATTCAGAGGAACTGTAAGTGGTATTACCGAAACATTTTCACCATCATGGAATGGTGAAAAGCCAAATGGTAGGGCAGACAAGATGTATATGATGACTGAGTTTGAAAGAACCCTATCATTTAATTTTAAGGCTGTTGCATACTCACGAATGGAGCTTATTCCTATGTGGGAGAAGTTAAAACAACTTGCAACATTTACAATGCCATATTATGGAGAATCCACCGGTTATAGAGGTAGTCTAATTCAATTTACATTGGGTGACCTTTGGAAAAATCACACATCGTTCCTAACATCATTATCGTACACGATGTCAGATGATGCATCTTGGGAAATTGACAAAGATTACACAATACCAAAGTTAGTAGATATTTCAGTAGGTCTTACATTGGTGGGTGATTCAATTCATAGTGAAAACAGTACATCTAACTTATACGACTACGGGGGTTAATTATGAATAGATATGATACTATAAACATACTTAAAGATAATGGTCGTAGATTTAAGTCAACTACCAAACTACCTATTATAGAACCACAAAATAGTGATATATACATCATTGGTCAGGTTGGTGATAGGTTAGATAATTTGGCACATAAATACTACAATCGCTCATCGTATTGGTGGATTATTGCAAGAGCAAATAATTTAGGTAAAGGTGATTTGGTAGTTCCATATGGAATCCAAATAAGAATACCTCAAAATGTGGAATCCATCATACAAGCATACAATGAAATAAATGGTTAATAGTTATGGGTGTTTTTTCAAGACAATCATTCGGTTCGAGTGGTAATTTAATCAAAATCTCAGAGTGGTTGAAGTCTCCAAATAGTAGTGAAGACTCTCGAATTTGGAACTATGGTAGGTATGCATACATAACCATATCTACAAATGGTACTAATAATGCAGGATTGTGTAATCCAACATCTGGCGTTACACTTGGTGATACAAAATTAGGTTCAGAAAATTACCAATCACTAATATCACGAGATGGTGAACGTGATGTTCCATCAACTCCAATATTAGACTCAGTTCGAATAAATAATGATGGTTCAACTGATATGTCAGATGCAGCTTTGTTTGATATCGATGTATCATTCAAGTGTTATTCTGCCGCACAATTTGAAACATACGAAAATGCATTCTTTAGAGTGGGTAATGGTGTAACCATTTCATTTGGATACAAGGGTCTTAGTGGTTTTGGAGATTCTATGACTGCTAATGTATATAATTTCGGTTTTAGCCTGGATGCAAGTGGTGTATATTCTTGTAATCTAAAACTAACTGGTAAAAATCGATTTGCTGCAGTATTATCAATGAATCAAACCCTAAGTGAAAAGGGTTCTGAGTCATCGGACACCGATGGTAACACTATATCAGCACTAAACATCGTGGGTGAGTTAAATGCAAGATTTATACAGGCATTTCCAGACTTTGAGGAATCCTCTATTGTTCAAAAACGTAGTACTCAGGATTTTGTAGCAGATGGTGAAGCGGTTTCAAATGGGGACTATGCAGTTGCAAATATACAAACAAAGGGTGGGTTTGATGCTGCATTTCTTGGTATAAACGTAGACCTTGATGATATGTTTGTTAAATACGTAACATTTGGTGGGTTAATAGATGTAATCAATAAAGCACACTCAAAATCAGGATTTAGTTGGGGGTTTGGTACAGCCACTGGTAAGGTTATAAATGAAATGGCATCGGCTGACCCATCGATATTACTATTAGATGGTGAAATGGCCAACTATGGTAGTGATGAAGATGGTGATACTAAGAATGATTTACA